GTTCTCATATATTTCGAGGTTGCCAAGAGTGAACACCTGATCCAAATCAAATGCTGTAGATATTCCTACACTATTCGCAGCATAATAAATCTTCGGGTTCTTAGTTACGGATGCTGGAATGGATTTGAATCCAAAAGGAAGTGACAATGCTCCAAAAAAAGCACCCACACCTTTATTAAAAGTTCGTCTATCCATTTTTTGTACTACTTTCAAACTCATCTGTTACTTCTCCGCAGTGTTCAGGACAGTACCACCACATTGTCATGTTATTACTTTCATGAAATTTTGTCTTGCTTGAATGGCATCATCTAGATGCGTAAATAATCCTATCTCGTATCTTTTACCTTGCAACTGAACTCTGACATTCCATTTCTGATGTTGTTTATGCCAGTTGATTCCCCTGTGCCCGCTGGTATTATCTTTTCTTGTTTGGGAGATATTGTGTTGATTGACACTCTGACTAACGTCTCGCAGGTTTGAAATCCTGTTGTTAGTCTTGTTCTCGTCAATATGGTCTACCTGACCTTGAGGCCATTCGCCATAATATAAAAACCAAGCAAGCCTATGAGCCTTGTAACGCTTCCCGTCATAAGTAACGACACGGTATCCCTTATTATCAATGGTTCCCGCCTCGTCGCCAACCTGTGCCATATGATTTCTGGCTTTTAACCATAAAAGCTGACCAGTGTTGGCGTTGTACTCCAAATCACTAAATTGCACAAGCACCTCCGTCACACCCCATATCTTTCTCCATCTCACCGTCTGCGTCTGGAGAATTTAAATAATACAGATTTTTAAGACCATATTTGTATGCATACAACTGTTCCTTTATAATAACACTAAGAGGAATATTTCCATCTTCGTAATGATTATAGTTATAGTACAGATTTGTGCTCATGCTCATATCGACAAATTTTTGAACCACGGCGGCAATGTTAATCATTGCTTTATTATCAGGCATATCCCAAGCCATAGTGTAATACTTCTTCCTCATATGATAGTTGGGAACAAGTTGTTTTAGCACACCATTTTTAGCCTTTTTGTGAATCAATAGACTTCTGACTGGTTCGATTCCATTAGTGCTGTTTTGAATAACGCTTGAACTTTCACATGGCATTATCGCAGATAAAGTAGAGTGTCTTAGTCCATGCTTTTCTATTCTTTTACGAAGACCCTCCCAGTCCATGTTGTATTCTGGTTTTACAAGATCGTCCACAGTTTTCTTGTACCAATCGATTGGTAGTAATCCCTTTGAATACTTTGTGTCTTGGAACTTTGGGCAAGACCCTTTCTCTTCCGCCAATTCACAACTGGCACTTAATAAATGCCACTGTATTTGTTCCATTGTTTCATGTACCAACTCTAAAGCTCCTGGGTCTTCATACTTTAGTTTGTTTTTAGCCAAAAATCCGGCAAGGTTGGTAATTCCAATTCCCAAAGACCTTCTGTTTTTAGTAAAGTTTTCACCGGCAATTACTGGATAGTCTTGATAATCAATAACAGAATCTAATGTGCGAACTGCCATTCTACAGGCATCTTCAATATCTTTTTCATTTGATAGCTCTAAAAGATTTAATGCAGACAAAATACAAATACCTATCTCTCCTTCTGGATCATCTATAGACTTAATAGGTTTTGTTGGGTGAATGATTTCCTGGCATAAATTTGACATATAGCAAGAAACATCCCATGAACCATTCTCATTTGCCGTGTCTATATTCATACTATAAATTCGACCAGTTTCAAGTCTTTCTCTGGCATAAATTTCAGCAATTTTTCTAGCTGGAACCCTTTTCTTAAATTTCAACGATCTTGAATTTTCATATTTTGTATAAAGTTTTTCAAATTCCTCATTATTTCCAAATGCTTCATACAAACCCTTTGCTTCATGCGGACTGAACAACGTTACATCTTCGTTTTTGATTAGTCTTTCATAAAAAAGTTTACAAAATTGGACACTGTAATCAAGTTTACGAACTCTGTTATCATCTGTTCCAGCATTGTTTTTCAACACCATAATATCTTCAATTTCATAATGCCAAAATGGTACATGGACAGTAGCAGAGCCTCCACGAAGTCCATTCTGCGACGTTGATTTAACTGCTGACTCAAAGTTCTTTAAATAGGGAATAAGTCCAGTATGGATCACTTCTCCACCTCTGATTGGTGAGTTGATTGGTCGTAATCTTCCGATGTTGAGACCAATTCCAGCACGCCTCGCGGTGTACTTTCCAACAGCATGAACGCTAGAAAAGATGCCGTCGAGGTTGTCATCAACATCAACAAGTACACAACTGGCGAATTGTCTAATATTTGTACGAACGCCTGCCATGATAGGAGTAGGAAGATTAATTTTATGTGTAGAATAAGCATCATAAGCAGACTTAACATCGTCCACATTATCGAACAAACACATTGCAATAGCCATATAGGCGAACTGTGGCGTTTCATAAATGCTTCCGGTGCTCCTATTTTTTACCAAGTACTTATCGATCATCTGCTGTAAACCAGCATATGTAAACAAATAATCCCTATTGTGATTAATATAATTTCCAAAGATTTCTATTTCTTCGATTGTCCATTTGTCCGCATTTGCCTCGTCTGTTCGACACTTTACAGGATCTAGTGACTTATCATAGATTCCGTTGTCAACATTCTTATATAGGAAATCTACAAAATTTGGAGGAGTGTTATGACTTCCCCATACCTCTTTTCTTAGTTGTAAATTAAGTAGTTTTGCTGCCACATATTGATAATTGGGTGCCGATTTTGAAATCAAATCATTTGCAGACTTGATCAAAATTTGATGAATCTCCTTTGTAGTAATACCGTCATACAAACTTAAATTTGCATTCATCTCGATATCTGAAAATGAGACACCATTTATTCCCTTTGTAGCCCATTCAACAACTTTATGAATTTTTTCAACTGAGAAATTTTCTTTATCACCATTCGCCTTGGTAACTTTCATTTATTAATCCTTAACTACAATGTTTACATTCTCTACTTATTATTATACACTTTATAGAGAGATATATCAATCAAAAAAATAAAAAAACTCCGTTTTTCAACGAAGTTTTAGAATTGTATTTTAAGTCGTTTTTATCGAACTACTAGTTGAGCTAAAGTTGCTACGACGCCACTAACACCAATTAAAGACGAAAGTATTATAGAAATAATTACCAAATTAGTTGACAATCCTTGATTTTTTGTTTTTGAATGATTTTCTAAAACAGCTATTCTAGTTTTTAATCCCGGTTGCCCATTGCCGTTTATGGTGTGGTTTAATTGCTCTAACTCTCTACGGATCGTGTGCAGTTCGCTTACAATGATATCATTTATCGCACTATTATTATCTGAGTCATTTCTTGCCATAATTTTAATCTCATTTACTGGACAGGAATCGCAAGGAGTTCCATTATGAATATTTTCAATATGATTTTTGCATAAATCTTTATTTTTGGCCATGATATAAACCTAAAAAAAAATTAAGAAAAAAAACGGTTTTTTGAAGTGAAACCGTAGAAACACTTTTGATGATATTACATTCCAGTAATAGGTTTATAATCGAAGAAGTCGCCACCAGTAGCAACACTGGTATCAACAAAGTCAACCTTCATAACCAATTCACCAGGAATTGATCTAGTTGGATTAGCAGCACTATCTGTTTTCTGAGAAGCAGATCCTGCTACTGGATCCCAAGGGTCATTGCCAGTCAAAGTTGCTGGAGCTTCAGGAGCCGTTCCAGCAGCATTGAGCCAATTCAAACGCGACAAGATTGGAGTTCCGGCATCCAGATTACCATTCCAAGAGAACTCATTAGCACGCCACGAAGCCAGCAATCCTACACCAAAGTCATGAATGAACTGATGAATAGCATGACGATCACCCTTATCTGCACCAGGAATAAGAACTTCTGACGAAGCAACGCCAGAAATTGTAGTGCTGATTGTGCGAATGATGTATTTACCCGCTTCAAGATATGCAAATGTGCCCCCAGAAAGAGCCTTTTGAGTACCATACATACCGCCAGTGTTGGTTGGGTAAGAACCAAAACCAGGATAAGCTCGCTCAACAGGAAATGGAATCTTTATGTCTGCATCAACTGCGTCTTTCAACAGTAAAGCGTTGGATATAACATCGCCAGTTGTGCCATTTCCAAGAAGTGTTCCACCTTGTGTTTGACTGGTGAACGCTCCACCAGCGGTGTTTTTGAGATGATTGTTACCTGAAGGTACTGCCATAATAAAATCTCCTACCAAAAATTAGTAAATAAAACGATTATAATTTCCTAATTTCCGATAGAAGATCCAAGTTCCAATACTTTATACACAAAATAAATCAAATTAACAAGATAATACCTTACATTTTTTAATTGCGTTTTCTAACTTCCTTCTTGCAGTTTCTCTGCTATACCCGTTTCTACTTCCTATCTCGGACATGGTTAAATTTTCATAAAATTTTTGACTCAAAATATTCTTGGTTTCGTCGTCCAGACCAGTAATAATGTCAAGAACTTCCATTCTATCAAGCTGCTGTTTGTCAACTGGTTCTGAATAAAAAGTTTCAGAAGATAAAGTCTTTACATCGTTAGCATTATTGCTTTTAGTTTTTAAAAAGGATTTATATGCATAAGACAGTCTTTGATACACAAAAGAGGTAAATTTAGTTCCCCTTCCTTCATCGTACTGTTCAATACAGTTCCAAAGTGTATCCATTTTTATGGATTCAATTTCATCAAGATCTATATTCTTCTTGTATAAATTTGAAACTTTATTCATGATATTTCTAACATCTGAGTTTTCCCACAATTGTTTAAACTTGTTAGAACCACCCACCTTAACCAACTCTTCAATATTAACTTTATCCATGATTTCCTCTTAAAATAATACCACCTAAAGACTGCTTCATTTCTAGCAGTCTGTGTAAACCTTCTAAATAAGTTTGGTCAAACTTATCAGAAAAAACATAATCAACTTTTCCAGTTGAGGCAACCAAAATAGACCAATGCTTTTTATTTTGCAGTTGCTCCTTAACCAAATCTACCGTAGCTTTCGTTTCTTCAGTCAAAATCTCCTTTTCTGTATAAGAACATAATTTAGTTTCAATATCTTTTCTTACCGAAGTAAAGTCAAAAATAAAAGGCACACCAATAAAAAATGTGTATCGCCCCATAATTTTTAAAGCTTCAATTCCTTCTACATCGTTTTTTAATATTTTGCCTGTAGACTTTCTAATACTAAAATTAGTTGTGCCAATCCAACAGTCCCATCTGTCTGAAGGTTTCCACAAAGAGTCTAGTGGAAATATGCCCATAGGAGTGTGTATCGTTATGGGTTTTATTTGATCAAACATTGGTGCAAAAATCATACCTTCATTTGAAGACTCTTTCGCACTTTCTTCTAGATCTCTTTGCATCTCTTCTGATTCTAATATTATCGACTCTATATAGTCATCGGCTATTGCATTCCAACTTGTCCAAGTTATTTGTTTGTGAGTCATATTATTCTCCATTATAGTATGTTGGATATTTTGTCAGCCGGAATCACTATAGGGTCTTGATCTTCTCCTTCATCTTCTTCTAATTGAATTTCTGCCATCTTGTTTATTACGTCTATCATTAAATAATAATCTTCTTCTACATCATTTTCTTTACATCTAGAGTGTATATCCTCTAATATTGAAGTTATCAAATCATCATATATAATTTTATAAAATATTGAACCTAAATAAATCGCACCATCTTGAGAGTCCCAATCACAATTATACTCAATCGATCCATCTTTGTCAACTGTAATTTGCAACTTTGATGGAAATTCATTTTCGTCAGATGTTTCTTGGTATCCTTCTGAGTAATCGTTCATAGCAATCCTCTAAATCTAGATTTTCAATGTAAGACAATAATCCACGTTTTAAAGATATGTATCCAGAGGGTATGGTTATTGTATAAATAGCCTCGCAATCGGCAACACCCTCTGGATGAATAAAATCTGAAAGTTCCGGTTTTGTGTACCTTGTATCTATATTACAATACTCATAAAGCAAGTCTTGTATTGTATCTTCAACATTTTTTGTAGAGATATATTTTGAAGGAACATCTCCATTTTCATCTACAACTACCCTGGTATTAGACAGTCCGAATGGATCAAACTCTCCACTTATTTCAATTATTATTAAACTAATTTTTGTTTTCATCTGATTTTTCGTCAAGTTGACTAGACAAACTGTTCAATATTTCTAATTGAGACCTTAAAAGAGCATATTGTTTTACATGTTCTGATAACTTCTCTAAAGATCCTTCTTGGGTTGGATTGTCTATAATTGAACTTATTTCAAATCCACGCTCATCCATATTTGCCTTTATAGACTGCTGCAAAATTCTTACAATCTGCATAACTTCCTTCCTATAAAAAGAAAATAAGGGGTTTGGTATAAACCCCCTTTTTCTAATTAGTTATTTAATTTCCATGCAAGAGCCGAAAAATGAGTCTTCAAAGCCTCTTTCTCCTCTTTTGAAACGGAGTGATTTTCATCACCTAAAATACTTTTAAACACTCCTTCTATTCCATCTGATAATCCAGAATACTTTCCTTTCATAGATGCTCCAAAACGGTTTTTAGCAGCTTTCACATATACATCATTTATCTGCTGAGAATTTGCCTCATATCTCAAAACTCTGTCAGAAAAGACATAATTAAATACTGCAAGATACATTCTATCCTTACTATCGGTTACAACATCAGCAGTACTTGAGATTTTGTTTACAACTTCTTCAGATGGTTTATCTACTTTTATTATATCTGGTTTTGACACCACTAACTTGATAAGCGATTTTTCTATTTGTGGCCAAAATAAACCAGTCAATAAAACAAGAATACCAACTATAGTTCTGATATTCAAATTACTTCCTTCGTCTGGTTCTAAGTTCACCATAGCTATCATTGTGATCATCCTCTTTTACTTTGATTAACATAGGAAAGACTTCTTCCAACTTTTCACAAGCATCATGCAGGCCACAATTGTGACAGCAATCAGAAAGATCTTCCCATTTATCTACCAAATCCCTCAAGCAATCTTCGTGTCCGTCATGCGGTCCATGAGGATTGTCTGGAATGATATTTGGAACATCTAAACCAGAAAGCATCTTTTTTATAATTGGCCACAAGCCAGGAGCTAAAAGCAATATGCCAACTCCAATAAAAACCCATTGAACAGGACTTATGGATGAAATTATTTCCATTATTTTCCCCTTTTATTTTTAAATTTATTTAATCCTTTTCACAATGAACCGAGCACTCTTTAGAGCAGTTTTCACTTTTAACCAAGGGTTTTGTTTCTCTAACAGTGTCGCCAACAATCCATGCTACGACAATAGTGATAATTCCCAATAACTGTTCTTGATTAAGCTCTGTTCCGAAAATGTCTGCGGCGACAACCGCGATCAAACCAATCGAGGCGGCCCAAAATCTTCTAGAAACCAAAAGTGCTTTAAATTTATCTAACATAGTAAATCTCCTTAGAATGGATTTAAATTTAGTAATAAACTGTCGTAATGGTCAAACTGACCATAAAATGATAGTTATCATCTAGACCTTCTACTTGTAGAATATGTTCTTGGAATTGTAGTTGACATTGTTTTTCTTGTGGTTGTAGAAGTGGTAGTGGTGGTAGTTTTTGGCTTATTGCAACTACACTTTCCATACTTTTTTATACAACCGCAAACAGTCACTAATTTTCCGTTTTCATCTCTAACTACACATTTACAAATACAGTCTAACTTTCTCTCCGTTGACGAACTTTGCTTACTTCCATGATAAGGACATGGAGATGTGTGACCATCCCCGTGAGTTATTTTACCAGTTCCTTTGCATACACATTTTTCAACATCTGGATGTGGACCATCAGGTTCAGGAACTATAGGCTTTTTAAACACGTCACTCTCTGCACCCTGAAAAGCTTTTATTGTGTCACTAAGGATCTTATTAGCCTCTTCATTAGATACAGAATGCGAGAAACTGCTTCCAATTCCGAACAGTAATCCAATAGTCAACACCATTCCACCAGCTAAAATTCTTGTTGAATTATTCATTAAAAAACCTCGTCTATTGTAAAGTCTACTTTTCTGGCAGGAAAACCATCTACATCACTGAACACAAATGCTCCACCGCCTCTAAGCATACCGGCGGCATCCTTTTCTCTAATCCAGAAGCTTCCATCTGGTTGGTCGTGGACTTTGGGACCACCATTCCACTTCCCCCAACTGTTTTGGACTAGGAAAAGAGTTTCATCATACCTTTCTCTAGTGTCGTCACAGGCAGTCCATGCCATAGCATGACTCCATCCACCTCTTCTGCTTGCTATACCCTTTTCATCTCTTTTACTGGAAAATCCGTAACCAGAACAAACAGAAAGGGCATATCCATTTGCCAATGCATCGCGAGCCTCTTCGACACTTCTAACATTGGAAATGGTTTTTACTTGATGTTTTTGAGCTTCAGTTGTGTAGATGCTATCTGGGATTTGATGAGAAGATCCAATTCTAGAATTGTAAGTAGAAAGATCAATATCTCCATAATCTTTTCGTATCAGAAGTCCACCCTTTTGATGAACATATCTAGCGGCTCCTGAACACGACATTCCTTGCCCCCTGTGACCGCGACTTTGGTAAATTGCTTCTGTCGCACCACGAGCCATAAACTCTTCTCTATCTCCATTTTTAATCTCAACTGCTCTTGTAATATCTACAGCGTTTCTTGTGGCGTGACTTACGCAGTCTCCCGTTGTTTGACGCTCCGCAGGTCCATGACCTGGGTCAAACTCTAAGAGAATCTTAAAAGGTAAACTCAATTTACCCTTTCCAGACTCATAAAGGTCATATGCAGCAGCACCAAAGACGGGCATAGGAAGCTCGCCAAGTAACTTTTTTAAATCTTCTTCGTCGCAAAATGCGCCTACAAAACCACTGTTATATGATTCCACTATATCTTCTGGAGATTTAAACGATTCCATTTAACAACTCCTTTGCTGAGTTTTTCCATGTGAACTTATTGGCCGTTTCTATACCGCCATGATTTAAACACTTATTACGCATATCTTTTTTCCAGCCATTTGTGTATTGTTGTTTAACACCATGAACATTTCTCATATGTTCTATGAGCTGATCTTTTGCAGAATTGTCTATTTTTGCCCATTCTCCATGAGAACCAGAAAAGAAAACTCCATCAAAAGCTCGTTCAAGATTGTCAATTTCTACTAAAAAAGAATTTTCTTTGTTGCAGAATTCGGTGTGGGCTGAATAATTAGTAGTAATAACATCTTTTCCACAAGCCATCATTTCCAGTAGTTCTAAATTCCACCCTTCTGCTCTTGCCGGAAACACTCCACAATCGGTCTGTTTCATTATATTATACACATCTTTTTGAGTTTTCTGTCTTGGAATTATCCTTATTTTGTCGCCAAGAGGCGAACCTTTATAGAGATTTATCCATCTTTGATTGTCCTGCCCAATAAATGGATTGTCGCACATCATCCAAAGTTCTACATTGTCCCCAGAGTTAAATGCTTTATTGAAACACTCTAACAAAACATCATGACCCTTTCTCTTTTCCCATTTGCCACAATTAAAGAAAATAGTCTGATCTCTTGTGGAATTAAAAGGTTTAAAGATTTTAGTGTCAACACCAAGCGGAACAACGTGGATATCTCTCAATTTATTGAATACTCGACCTACGATTTCTTTTGCCCATTTTGAACAAACAAAAAGCTTGTCGCAATGATTCATGCTCAACTTCTCTTCTGAAGAGAATTCTGTTAATTCAAAGATTGGAAATCCTATATGCAAACCCTTTCCGATATGGGAATGTATATCATTTTGATGCCAAATCTTTACACATGGATCATGTACAGAAGACTTCTCTCTATTGTTTAAACCCGCCTCAACAATTTTATCTACAAATTCTGGTTTAGAAATAGGATAAAGGGCCGTGGATGGATGAAGTTGATATAACTCTTTAAAAATATTGTATCCAGCGACCCCATATCCTAAGTTATTTATTGGTGCATTTATTTTCAATTCTGACATATGTAATCCCATTAACAAACTTGAACCTTATATCATTATAGGTTCTAACATATAGAATTACAAGTTTAAAATTGAAAATTTACCACATCTTACAACTCCAATATCTTGGCGTTGTTTTATCTTTTGCTGTATCGCACTTATGTCTAGCTCTAAAAGATCTTCTTCTGTCTGGATTATCTTTTTTGATTTCCATGTTTGGATCACCAAACCTAACAATGATAACTTTTCCGCTTTTGTTTTTTACATAAACTGCGAACTTTTTAGGACCGCCTGGAGTTCTAAAGGGTTTATTCAGTTTAACTGTTCTCCCTTTGTATTTTGCAGCCTTGCCTTTGTATACTAAGTTAACACCATCCTTTTTATAATTACCCTGTCTTGTGTATATAAACACTTCTCCAGTTTTAGGATTCTCATATTTATATTTTGACTGAGCCTTTTTCCAGGCATCAGGATCTGGACGATCAGGATCTCCAGGTTTTGCTGGTTTATATTTTTTGCCCTCTCTTTCCTTCTTTTTACGAATGTTTTCCCAGAGTCCAGGTTTTGCGATTGCAATATCCCAGTCCTCCTCAACCTCGTTAAAATCTACATATTCTGCTTCCGAGGGAATATAAAAATTATCTTCAGTAACCTCTTCTACAAATCCGTAATTTTCTACATTGTATTGAAAGTCGGCAGACTCCACGGCAGAAAGTCCCGCCGAAGCCTTTGACATACAAACAGCAACTCTCTGTTTATTGTCTGGATATTCTTTTTTCATAACTTCGTCAGACATGCATCGTGACAAAAAATTCTCTTTAGATTCATCGTTTTTTCTTTGTGGAATTGGCATATATCCCTCCATAAAATTAACTGTTTAAAATGCTTCTTGCCTGACCTTCTAAAAGGTATCTAGGTCTCCCCGAATTATCAATTTTTTGTTGTAATTTGTTCATGTTCATATGATCAAAAATTTGAGACTGTAGATCAATAGGACCATAAGGAGAACTGTCTGGAGAGTAATTTTGACGATCAGAAGTGCCAATAACTCTTCCAGAATCATAATCTCCACCAACCAATAGCATAGGAGTTATAGCAGGCCAATGATCACGACCTTGATTTGCATTTAATCTAGTTCGACCAAATTCACCAGTCACTATAATCAAAACATCTTTTGATCTACTTTCTTCTTCAAGTTGAGAAATTAAACCATGTAAACCCAAATCCAAGGGAGGAACTCTGGATTCTAATGCTTTTTGAATATTGGAATGCATATCCCAACCGCCATAATGAATTGTAACAAATTTTGTTCCATACTTAGTCAAGTTGTTAGCAAGCCATAATTGTTTGCCTATTGAAGAATTTCCATACTTTTCTTTTTTATTTTCCCATTCGGTTTCATCAAAGGCTTTTTTAGCTTTGCCCACAATAGTATTAAATGCTTGATTTTTATAAGAATCTACCGCAGGTCCAGATTCTGCCGCTATTTGAACTTTATCTAAACTAGAAAGAAGACCCTTTCGACTATCAAGTCTTTCTATTTTAACCTGTGGAAACAAATTATCTTTTGCCCTTGGGTCAAAACCTTTATAAGCACCGCCAAGCCAAGCAGCGCCGTCCCCTTCAATTTTACTCTGTGTAACGTAAGATGGAACTCCATTTTTGTCATTTGGACCATAAACAGCAGAAATAACTGACCCATGAGAGGGGTATTTTGAGTTTGCGGTTTGTGCTCTATCTGGATTATAATGAGCAGTGTTTACCCAATGTGTAGCCTGACGATGACTAGAGTCTCCATGAGAAAAATTAGCAACAACATTAAGCTTGTCCATATGTTTTGCCAGATTAACAAATCCTCCTCCAAGTTCTATACCATACTTTGAGTCATGAATAGAAGAAACGCCATTAACTGGCACTGGTTTATATGGGTCACTTGGAACGTCTGTTCTAGCATTAAAAGTTTCAAAGTGTGTTGGTCCACCGCCCAACCAGACCCAAATAACAGACTTATCCTGACTGGAAGATTCTGCCAATGCAAGATTTGACATATACAAAGATGTTAACCCTATACCGCCAATCGATAAAAAATCCCGCCTGTACATATTGTTCTCCGATCAATTATTTTGCAATTATATCAATTATATACACAAAATATTTACTTCTTTCTTATACACTCATTTAAAATAGTATCAAAATCTCCATATGGATATTTAACAAACGCTAAATAAACCATATTTTTACTGTCTTTTGTTTTAAATCCCATGTTTTTTAATGCGGATACCACATCGTCTTCGATTGGTTTCCGATTGGCTGCTGATTTTCCCTGTTTGTACTCCTCAAAAGATACTTCTTCCTTCTTCTTCTTCTTCTTCTTCTTTTTGGTTTTTTGCTCGAAGATATAGATATCGCCAAACTCAAAATAATTCACATTGATAAATGCTCCAACTGCTCCGCACAATAAGGAAATCCATACAGGAAATGTAAAAACCGCTAGAAAAAACATAGCTAATCCACTATTCCAAGTACCAGCATCATTCATAACTTGCTCCAAAAAAATAGGGTTGATTAAGTATCAACCCATTATAAAGTATGCATCGGTATATGTCAAGGCTTTCTATAGGTCATTCCGACATTTTTCAATTTTTCGTTTTCTCTTTGTAAATCTGATGTCTCTCTTTCAAACTTTCTTTTCTTTTCATTTGCAAGTTTTCTCTTTAGAGACTTTAATGCCTTTTCTTTTTCCTTCTTATATCTCTTTCTTTGTTTTAACTTTACCCCTGTTTGACTTTGCTTAGCTTTCTTTTTCTTCATATCAATTCCTCAATCCGATTAGTACGAGTCCGACATTTGCCAAGGCATAAGAAATCCAAACCAAAGCCCAGGCAAAGTCATTTTTTATAAAATAACACAAACCTACAGTAAAATACAATGCCGCCACAATTGACGGCATTGCAAAAATAAGATAATCGAGAACCTTCAATTATTTCACCTTGATCTCAATTGTTTTAACTGGTTCTTTTACTTGTGATACTGTCACTTCTAGCAAACCATTGTTCAGAGTTGCACTAGAAACTTCCCAAGGTTCTTCAAGTCTAAATGACTTTCGGAACTTTCGTGTTGAAATACCCCTATATTGGGCATCAATTTTCACATCTGTTGGCGATGGGTCATAAGAGATGGTGAATTTATTTCCAGTTGACTCTAAAGACAAATCCTCTGGATTAATACCAACTAATGCCATTTGAAGAACCAGAGTATCATCACCCAGCTTAAGAACGCTGTGGGGTGGATAGTTTTGCTTGGCATGTGCATTGTGCATTGCTTGTGCAGATTCAATGAATCCATCAAGATCGCCAAGATACCAAGGAGCCATTGCTCCACGAAGTGTGTTTGTCAATACATTCGACATTGTGCTTCTCCTAATTAAAGCAAGAATAAAAGTTATCGCCCGACTATCG